TGGCCACACTGGCGCGTCTTCTGAGCCTGCTGTCGGCCTTTGAGGTCGTGGTATGGATGACGGATGGCTGGCCGCTGTATGAATCACGCCTGAAGGGAAAGCTGCACGTTATCAGCAAGCGTTACACTCAGCGCATTGAGCGACATAATCTGAATCTGAGACAACATCTGGCAAGGCTGGGACGGAAGTCACTGTCGTTCTCAAAATCGGTGGAGCTGCATGACAAGGTCATCGGGCATTATCTGAACATAAAACACTATCAGTAAGTTGGAGTCACTACCCCGCCGCCGCAGTCCTTCATTTCTTACCTGCTGACAAGTGGGTAACGCCACGCATGATGACGAGAACTACCGGAGTAAGCGAAGCCCGGTGCCAGTTAATACTGACTCAGTTAGTTCTGGCGGGTCTGGCGAAGGATAACGGCGGGTACGGGAATAAATTCAGACGCTGCCAGTAATGGCGGTTTCCTGCTGTGAAAATGGGCGGCTGGTGGGTGTTGGTAGCACCTGCCAGCCATTCGCTCATGCTTACTGGTCACAAGCGAACCACGGCCCACTGCTTTAGCGCAAAAGCAGAGTGAGCCTACCAGAGTTACGCTTACTGATCCATGAAAAATACTGTAAAAATAAACAGTGTTGATTTAATCAACGCTGATTGCCTGCATTTTATTCAGTCCCTGCCTGATGATTCCATTGACCTGATTGTTACCGATCCGCCGTACTTCAAGGTGAAACCCAACGGCTGGGACAATCAGTGGAAAGGGGACGAAGATTACCTTAAGTGGCTGGACCACTGTCTGGCCCAGTTCTGGCGGGTGTTAAAACCTGCCGGAAGCCTTTACCTGTTCTGTGGGCATCGCCTGGCATCTGATATTGAGATCATGATGCGTGAACGTTTCAACGTGCTTAACCATATCATCTGGGCGAAGCCGTCCGGACGTTGGAATGGGTGTAATAAAGAAAGTCTGCGCGCATATTTTCCTGCCACAGAGCGCGTTCTGTTTGCTGAACATTACCAGGGGCCATATCGCGGCAAAAGTGACGGCTATGCGGCAAAAGAAAGGGAACTCAAACAGCACATAATGGCACCGCTGATATCGTATTTCAGGGATGCTCGTGCCGAACTGGGTATAACGGCAAAACAAATTGCCGAAGCCACAGGTAAGAAAAATATGGTTTCCCACTGGTTTGGTGCCAGTCAGTGGCAGTTGCCGAATGAGGCTGACTATCGGAAGTTACAGGCACTGTTTTCCCGTATAGCGGCAGAGAAGTTTCAGGAACAACAACTGGAACAACCACACCACCAGCTGGTGGCATCTTATGATTCACTGAATCGCAAATATTCTGAATTGCTGGATGAGTTTAAATCTCTCCGGCGTTATTTCTCCGTATCAGTCTCCGTGCCTTATACCGATGTCTGGATGCATAAACCCGTTCAGTTCTACCCGGGTAAACATCCGTGTGAGAAACCGGCGGATATGCTCAGGCAAATAATCAATGCCAGTAGTCGACCTGGTGATCTGGTTGCTGATTTTTTTATGGGATCCGGTTCCACAATAAAAGCAGCAATGGCGCTGGGGCGTCGGGCCTTAGGTGTTGAGCTTGAGTCAGAGCGGTTTAACCAGACAGTGAAAGAGATAAACGAGCTGGTGGGGAAATAATCTGGTGGCCACGTCAGGTGGCCTTTTTATTTCCAACACAGCACCCGCAAATAATCGCGAGGTGAGAGATGACGAAATGCCTCATAACCCAAATACCTGGCCGGACTGGCTGGAGTTGTTCCAGAGCTGGTGGCGTGGAGATACGCCGCTGGGCGCAGTGATTATGTCGATTGTTATGGCTGGTTTGCGCATCGCCTATTTTGGTGGTGGTGGTGGCTGGAAGCGAAAAACGCTCGAGATTTTGCTATGTGGCGCTCTGACGTTGACCTTTGCATCCGCGCTTGAGTATGTCGGATGGCCTAAATCGCTTTCTGTTGCCATTGGTGGTGGGGTGGGGCTGATCGGGGTCGATGCTATTCGTGGGGCTGCAATGCGAGTAATCGGTAACAAGTTCGGTGGCTCTAAGGAGTAATTTATGCAGGTACTAAATTCCCAGCGTAAAGCTTTCCTCGATATGTTGGCGTGGTCAGAAGGAACGGATAACGGGCGACAGCCAACCCGCAATCACGGCTACGACGTTATTGTAGGTGGTGAGTTATTCACGGATTACTCCGATCACCCTCGCAAACTTGTCACGCTAAACCCCAAACTCAAATCAACAGCAGCCGGACGTTACCAGCTTCTTTCCCGTTGGTGGGATGCCTATCGTAAGCAGCTTGGCCTGAAAGACTTCTCTCCAAAAAGCCAGGACGCTGTTGCACTGCAGCAGATTAAGGAGCGTGGCGCTTTACCGATGATTGATCGCGGTGACATCCGTCAGGCAATCGACCGTTGCAGCAATATCTGGGCTTCACTGCCGGGCGCTGGTTATGGCCAGTTCGAGCATAAGGCTGACAGCCTGATTGCAAAATTCAAAGAGGCTGGCGGAACGGTCAGAGAGATTGAGGTATGAGCAGAGTCACCGCGATTATTTATGCTCTGGTTATCTGCATCATCGTCTGCCTGTCGTGGGCGGTCAATCATTACCGTGATAACGCCATCGCCTACAAAGAACAGCGTGATAAAAAAGTCAGTGAGCTGAAGCAGGCGACCGCCACCATTACTGACATGCAGATGCGTCAGCGTGATGTTGCTGCGCTCGATGCAAAATACACGAAGGAGTTAGCTGATGCGAAAGCTGAAAATGATGCTCTTCGGCGCAAGCTTGATAATGGTGGTCGGGTGCTCGTCAAAGGAAAATGCTCTGTGCCATCCTCAGCCGAAACCTCCAGCGCCTCCGGCATGGGCAATGATGCCACCGTCGAACTCTCTCCAGTTGCTGGACGAAACGTTCTCGGTATCCGGGACGGAATCATCAGAGACCAGACAGCACTGAGAACGCTTCAGGAATATATCAGGACGCAATGCCTTCGATGATAGCGATAATTTTACTCATCATCCTTCACATTTGGCTCTGTAGACAGGGTGGTGATCACTTCTGGAGTGAATCCAGATTAAATATCTCATTGCTGATGCTTGATATTGAGCATCTTGCGCGCGGTAAGGGGCTGCGTTGAGATAAGAGCCAGTCATTACAAATACCAGGATTTAGCCTCGTATTCGCGGGGCTTTTTATTGTCATTACAAAAGCCACTCCCTACAGAGTGGCTTTGATAATGGTTTATACCCTACACGGGATAACTTAACTGATATCCCTTTTAACGGATAAAGGTATTCAAGCCTGACACATCATGCGCTGTATCGTCGCCGTATTCCCGTATTAACAGAGACCGTAGCCCGACGGGGAACTCCTTCTGCGAGAGTGTGCGGGAATAATCAAAAACGATGCACACCGGGTTTTTACCGCGTTTATGGTTCGCGGGTTTGTCCCTCATGCTCGCCAGTCCTGTGCGGGGGTGGAAGAAACAGGACACTTACACAGATTCTTGTGGGCACGATGCTATGCCTTTCTGGATTATCCCGATGCCATTCATGCAAGGCGTTGTATCAGACGTTCGTCAGAGCTGTCAGGCTGACGGGTCCTCCCGGTGGGGTGGCCTGCCACGGGGCGGGAGCGTCGCGGAAAAAGGCTAGTTTTTGAAATTTTATTCGTCATCACCACCACTGTAATTGATTGATATTACAGTGATTTTATTTTTATGGTGTCGATTCTGATTGTTTTTTGTTCATCACCAACACCGTTTGCCTAAAGTTGTTCGCAAGATGCATGTTTAAAACATTCTGGAGCGGGTATGGATCGAGAGTTAAAAAATCTGACGCTGAATATCAGTCAACTGGCGGCATTGTCAGGTGTACATCGCCAGACTGCTGCGGCAAGGCTGCAAAATCTACCCGTTGCAGGGGGGCATGAAAGCAACCTCAAGCTTTATCGGGTGGTTGATATTGTGTCGGCATTTCTGGCATTACCACCGCCGGTTGCAGAAGGCGAAATGGACGCGCATGAGCGCAAAGCCTGGTATCAGTCTGAACGTGAGCGTCTTAAGTTCGAACAGGAAACGGCACAACTCATTCCGGCCAGTGATGTCAGACGGGAGTTTGCCATCTGGGCAAAAGCGGTCGTGCAGGTGCTGGAGACATTACCGGATATTCTTGAACGTGACTGCGGTCTGCAGCCTGCCGCTGTGAGCCGTGTTCAGTCCATTATTGATGATCTTCGCGATCAGATAGCCCTGCGGGTGACTGAAGCAGGTGCGGATGATGAGGAGGAATTACAGCAGGAGGAGTAATGCTGAATCAGGAAACCGCAAAGGCAGCACGAACCGATTCAGGTTATATCCTTCGCGCACCGAGACGAATGCGGGTTGCTGATGCCGTTGCTCAGTATATGCGGGTGCCCATGGGGGCAGGGAACTCAGTCCCGTGGGATCCGCTGGTGGCACCGTATGTTATTGAGCCTATGAACTGCCTGGCCTCGCGTGAATACGACGCAGTGATATTTGTTGGCCCGGCACGAACCGGCAAGACTATCGGCCTGATTGACGGCTGGGTGATTTACAACGTGATTTGCGATCCTGCTGATATGCTGATTATTCAGATGACGGAGGAAAAAGCCCGCGAACACTCCAAAAAACGACTCGCCAGAACGTTTCGCGTCAGCCCGGAAGTGGTCAGTCGCCTGAGTCCGAACAAAAATGACAACAACGTTTATGACAGAACATTCCTTGCTGGTAACTACCTGAAAATCGGCTGGCCGTCAGTCAATATCATGTCCTCATCAGATTATAAATGCGTCGCGCTGACGGATTATGATCGTTTTCCGGAAGATATTGATGGCGAGGGGGATGCTTTCTCTCTTGCCTCAAAACGTACCACAACATTTATGTCCAGTGGTATGACGCTGGTGGAGAGTTCCCCCGGCAGGGATGTGAAGGATGTGAAATGGCGACGGACTTCACCGCATGAGGCTCCACCAACCACGGGGATACTGTCGCTCTATAACCGTGGCGATCGCCGTCGCTGGTACTGGCCCTGTCCACACTGTGGTGAGTATTTTCAGCCCTGCGGCGATGTGGTTGCTGGTTTCCGTGATATTGCCGATCCCGTTCTGGCAAGTGAGGCGGCTTATATTCAGTGTCCTTCCTGTTCAGGACGGATTATGCCTGAACAAAAACGTGAGCTGAACGGACGTGGGGTCTGGTTGCGGGATGGTGAATCCATCAATGCGGATGGCAGTCGTTATGGTGATCCCCGACGCTCACGTATTGCGTCATTCTGGATGGAGGGGCCGGCAGCTGCTTACCAGACACTCTCGCAACTCGTTTACAAACTGCTTACTGCAGAACAGGAATACGAAACAACCGGAAGTGAAGAAACACTCAAGACGGTTATCAATACCGACTGGGGATTACCTTATCTTCCCCGCGCCAGCATGGAGCAACGAAAAAGTGAACTGCTTGAGCAGCGGGCAGAGCCAGTTCCTTCCCGCAGTGTGCCGGATGGCGTTAATTTTCTTGTGGCGACAGTGGATGTGCAGGCGGGACGTCATCGCCGTTTTGTGGTTCAGGTAACGGGCTATGGCAGCCGTGGCGAACGCTGGATTATTGATCGTTACAACATCACGCAGTCATTGCGCGGTGACTGCGACGGGGAGAGCCAGCGAATTGATCCGGCCAGCTACCCGGAAGACTGGGATGTCCTGCTGACGGATGTTTTTCATAAAAGCTGGCCGCTGGCCTCCGATCCTTCTCAACAAATGCGACTGATGGCAATGGCGGTGGACTCCGGCGGTGAAGACGGGGTCACTGATAATGCCTATAAATTCTGGCGTCGTTGCCGTCGTGATGGCCTTGGTAAACGTATTTACCTGTTTAAGGGTGACAGCATCCGGCGCGCAAAACTGATCAGCCGTACATTCCCTGATAACACCGGACGAACGGGCCGCCGGGCGCAGGCCGCAGGGGATGTGCCGCTCTGGCTTCTTCAGACGGATGCCCTGAAAGACCGGGTGAATAACGCGTTATGGCGTGACTCGCCAGGTCCCGGCTATGTGCATTTCCCTGACTGGCTGGGGAGCTGGTTTTACGACGAACTGACGTATGAAGAGCGGAGCAGTGACGGGAAATGGAGTAAGCCGGGTCGCGGTGCCAACGAAGCTTTTGACCTGATGGTGTATGCCGAGGCTCTGGTCATTCTGCATGGATACGAAAAGATCCGCTGGCCGGATGCACCGGAGTGGGCGAGCCGGGAAACCTGGCTGGAGTGTGTCCCGGACAGTACCGAACCGTCACCCTCACCGGAACCGGTATCCACGCCTGTTAAAAAACAAAAACGGAAGAAAACAGTAACTGACGATGTTAACCCCTGGCTGACTTCCGGAGGATGGTTATGAACCAGAATGATATCGAAGCCATGATTCAGCGTTATACGGAAGCTGAAATGGCGGTGCTGGACGGAAAATCCGTCACCTTTAATGGTCAGCAGATGACCATGGAAAACTTATCTGAGATCCGGCAGGGACGGCAGGAGTGGGAGCGCCGCCTTGCGGCTCTGATTACACGACGACGGGGGCATCCCGGGTACCGGCTGGCGAGGTTCTGATGGCAATTCTTGATGATGTGATTGGCGTTTTTTCACCAGGATGGAAAGCGGCAAGGCTGCGTTCCCGGGCGGTGATCCAGGCTTATGAGGCCGTAAAAACGACGCGGACACACAAAGCCCGGCGGGAAAACCGAACTGCCGACCAGTTAAGCCAGTACGGGGCCGTGTCGTTACGTGAGCAGGCCCGTTACCTTGATAACAACCACGATCTGGTCATTGGTGTATTTGACAAGCTGGAAGAACGGGTGGTGGGGAAAAACGGGATTATTGTCGAGCCACATCCGGTATTACGCAATGGGGCCATTGCCCGTGATCTGGCTGCGGAGATTCGCACCCGATGGAGTGAATGGTCTGTCAGCCCGGAAGTCACCGGGCAGTTTACCCGTCCGATGCTGGAACGTCTGATGCTGCGTACCTGGCTGCGCGATGGTGAGGTGTTTGCCCAGATGGTTTCCGGGCGCATAAACAGCCTGACGCCTTCTGCCGGTGTTCATTTCTGGCTGGAGGCGCTCGAGCCGGACTTTATTCCCATGACCAGTGATGAGAGCAACAGGCTGAATCAGGGCGTGTTTGTTGATGACTGGGGGCGTCCCGAAAAATATCTGGTGTATAAAAGCCGTCCCGTATCCGGACGGCAGATGGAAACCAAAGAAGTGGATGCAGAGCGAATGCTGCATCTTAAATTTGTTCGCCGTCTGCACCAGATGCGCGGGACGTCTTTATTGTCCGGTGTGCTGATCCGCCTCAGTGCTCTGAAAGAGTATGAAGATTCTGAGCTGACTGCAGCAAGGATCGCCGCTGCTCTGGGGATGTACATCCGGAAAGGCGACGGGCAGAGCTATGAAGCGGATGGTAATGGCAGCAAGGATAAGGAACGCGAGCTTACCATTCAGCCAGGCATTATTTACGATGATCTGAAACCCGGCGAAGAAATCGGAATGGTGAAGTCGGATCGCCCCAATCCTAACCTTGAAACTTTTCGTAATGGTCAGTTGCGTGCCGTGGCGGCGGGCAGTCGTCTGAGTTTTTCCAGTACAGCGCGCAACTATAACGGCACTTACAGCGCCCAGCGTCAGGAGCTGGTTGAATCCACTGATGGCTACCTGATCCTGCAGGACTGGTTTATTGGTGCCGTCACCCGTCCGATGTATCGTGCCTGGCTGAAACAGGCTGTGGCATCCGGTGTTATCAGGCTACCCCGCGATCTTGACCGTTCTTCACTGTATACCGCGGTGTATTCCGGACCGGTGATGCCGTGGATTGACCCTGTTAAGGAGGCTGAGGCCTGGAAAATCCAGATTCGTGGTGGAGCGGCGACAGAATCAGACTGGGTACGTGCTGGTGGTCGTAATCCGGATGATGTCAAACGTCGGCGCAAGGCCGAAATTGATGAAAACCGCAAACTGGATCTGGTATTTGATACCGATCCGGCCAGTGATAAAGGAGGCAGCAGTGCCGCAACGAAACGACAGGAGCCGCAGCACACCGACGACCAGTCCGAAGAATAATTCCTGGTTCAGGATGCAGGCTGGTCACCAGAGTGACGCGGATATTTATATTTATGACGAGATTGGTTTCTGGGGTGTTACAGCGAAGCAGTTTATCAGTGATCTGAATGCACTGGGCGATATCACCCACATTAATCTCCATATTAATTCACCGGGTGGCGATGTCTTTGAAGGCATCGCCATTTTTAATGCGCTGAAAACACATGGTGCGTCCATTACCGTTTATGTCGACGGTGTGGCGGCGTCAATGGCGTCGGTCATTGCGATGGTGGGAAACCCGGTCATTATGCCGGAAAACACCTTCATGATGATTCATAAACCATTTGGCTTTACGGGCGGTGATGCGGAGGACATGCGCACCTATGCCGACCTGCTCGATAAAGTTGAGGCGGTTCTGTTACCCGCTTATGCACAGAAAACCGGGAAAACCACCGATGAAATTGCTGCCATGCTGGCGGATGAGACCTGGATGTCCGGTGCCGAATGTCTGGCACATGGATTTGCTGATCAGGTAACGCCAGCCGTTAAGGCAATGGCATGTATTCAGTCAAAACGTACAGAGGAATTTAAAAAGATGCCGGAATCCATTCGAAACATGATTACTCCGCCACGCAACAGTGCTCCACGCGTACAGGATGATGAACCTGCAGCCTCCCGGACGCCAGTGCAGGCAGCAGCACCCGTGGTGGATGAAAACAGTATCCGTGCGCAGGTAGCCGCCAGTATCAATATCAAACCGGGCCATGATTATTACTTTTATATCCGCAGTGTGAACACCGTTGGCAAATCGGCATTCGTGGAGGCTGTTGGTCAGCCGAGTGATGATGCATCCGGCTATCTGGATTTTTTCAAAGGAGAGATAGGGAAAACCCATCTGGCTCAGGAGTTGTGGACGCAGATTGATAACGGTCAGCTTGCGCCTGACCTGGCTGAAATCAGGATGTCCATTACGGATGTCAGCAATGAAATCACGCAGACCGTCAATAAGAAACTGGAAGACCAGAGTGCAGCGATCCAGCAGATACAGAAGGTTCAGGTTGATACAAATAATAACCTGAACAGCATGTGGGCTGTGAAGCTGCAGCAGATGCAGGACGGACGCCTTTATATCGCGGGTATTGGTGCCGGTATTGAGAATACCCCTGACGGTATGCAGAGTCAGGTGCTGCTGGCGGCGGACAGGATTGCGATGATTAATCCTGCGAATGGCAACACAAAGCCGATGTTTGTTGGTCAGGGCGATCAGATATTCATGAACGAAGTGTTCCTGAAATACCTGACGGCTCCCACCATTACCAGCGGCGGTAATCCTCCGGCATTTTCCCTGACACCGGACGGGCGGCTGACGGCGAAAAATGCAGATATCAGCGGTAACGTGAATGCGAACTCCGGGACGCTCAACAATGTCACGATTAATCAGAACTGCCGGATTCTGGGAAAACTGTCAGCCAACCAGATTGAAGGCGATATTGTTAAAACGGTGGGCAAAGCTTTCCCCCGTGACTCCCGTGCACCGGAACGGTGGCCATCAGGGACCATTACCGTCAGGGTTTATGACGATCAGCCGTTTGACCGGCAAATTGTTATTCCAGCGGTGGCTTTCAGCGGTGCCAGACATGAACGGGAGAATAGCGATACTTATTCGTCATGCCGCCTGATAGTGAAGAAAAACGGGGCTGAAATTTATAACCGAACGGCTCTGGATAATACTCTGATTTACACGGGTGTTATTGATATGCCTGCAGGCAGTGGCGTAATGACACTGGAGTTTTCGGTATCAGCATGGTGGGTAAATGGCTGGTATCCCACAGCAAGTATCAGCGATTTGCTGGTTGTGGTGATGAAGAAAGCCACTGCAGGCATCATGATTAGCTGAATTTTATAACCCAGATACGGGCGCCAGAAATGGCGCCTTTTTTATTTGTGGAGTGAATATGGCAGTACAGATTTCAGGTGTGCTGAAAGATGGTGCGGGAAAACCAATACAGAACTGCACTATTCAACTGAAGGCAAAGCGTAACAGCACCACGGTACTGGTGAACACGGTGGCCTCTGAAAATCCGGATGAAGCCGGGCGTTACAGCATGGATGTTGAGCATGGCCAGTACAGCGTCACCCTGCTGGTTGAAGGTTTTCCGCCTTCACATGCCGGAACCATTACCGTCTATGAAGGTTCCAGACCAGGTACGCTGAATGATTTTCTCGGTGCCATGACGGAAGATGATGTCATGCCGGAGGCATTGCGTCGTTTTGAGGCAATGGTGGAAGAAGCGGCACGCAACGCCGAAGCCGCCTCTCAGAGCGCAGCGGCGGCAAAGAAATCCGAAACTGCAGCGGCATCATCGAAGAACGCGGCGAAAACCTCAGAAACGAATGCAGCTAACAGCGCACAGGCGGCAGCGTCCTCGCAGACTGCATCGGCAAACTCCGCGACAGCAGCCAAAAAATCAGAAACCAACGCGAAAAACAGCGAGACAGCCGCAAAGACGAGCGAAACCAACGCAAAGTCCAGCCAGACGGCAGCGAAAACCAGCGAAACGAATGCCAAAGCCAGTGAAACTGCGGCGAAAAATAGCCAGAATGCAGCAGCCGAAAGCGAGAGCGCGGCAGCCGGTTCTGCGACTGCAGCAGCTGGATCAGCAACTGCTGCGGCTAACAGCCAGAAAGCAGCGAAGACGAGCGAAACTAACGCAAAGTCCAGCCAGACGGCAGCGAAGACCAGCGAAACAAATGCCAAAGCCAGCGAAACTGCGGCGAAAAGCAGTCAGGATGCAGCAGCCGAAAGCGAGAGCGCGGCAGCTGGTTCTGCAAGTGCGGCGGCTGCTTCTGCCACTGCATCAGCAAACAGTCAAAAAGCGGCAAAAACCAGTGAAACCAATGCAAAGACAAGCGAGACTGCAGCGGCGAACTCGGCGCAAGCATCGGCAGCAAGCCAGACAGCAGCTAAAGCAAGTGAGGATGCAGCCAGAGAGTATGCAAGCCAGGCAGCAGAGCCGTATAAATATGTCTTACAGCCACTGCCTGATGTGTGGATACCGTTTAACGATTCACTGGATATGCTTGCTGGCTTTTCGCCTGGTTATAAGCAAATAACCGTAGGTGATGATGTTATTAAAATGCCATCCGATAAGGTTGTTAGCTTCAAACGCGCATCAGGTGCAACATACATTAATAAATCAGGTGTATTAACCGTTGCTGAAGTTGACGAACCGCGATTTGAACGAGAAGGTTTGCTGATTGAAGGACAGAGAACAAACTATTTCAGAAATTCAAATACACCAGAAGCATGGAATAACACGGGTAGTGTGTCTGTTGAGTCGTTCGACAGTGATAAGGGGTTTAACTATGGAAGGATAACTGTTATTAATGAAAATCCGACAGCACAAGGATATCAGGCAATTGCTGTAAACACGAATGATGCTTACACCTGCCCGGCAGGTTCTTATACGACGATATCGTGTCTGACGAAAAGTGATAATTCCCGGTGTCGTGCAAGGTTCGGAAAAATGTCTGATAATGGTGCGTTTGTTTTTCATTCAGATGCAGTTCTGGATCCTGTTACGGGAAATGTTGTTCATGGAAATAATGTGACGGTGACGGCAGAAAGAGTCGGTGAATGGTGGTTGTTTACCGCCACTCTTTTTGCAGATGCGGAAATGATAATCAGCTCAAGATTTGAAATCCTGGCGATGCCTGGAATCAGTATTATCCCCAATGGCTCTACGTTAGATATTGCGATGCCTCAGGCGGAGATTGGGTCGTACAGGACGTCATTTATCATTACTGAAGGGGCTCCTGGCACTCGCTCCAGCGACATGGTGACAATACCTGTAAGAAACAATATTCACCGATTACCATTCAGTGCTCTTGTTGAAGTTAATAAAAACTGGGATATCCCTCCCAGCAAATCACCATTAATCTTTAATGTTAAAGATTATCAGGAAAATGGTCTGTTCACGCATGGATTCCGTGGTAATAATTTCTCTGATGCCGGTTCTCCTTTTATTTCTATGGGAGGGGGTAATAAATATGTGGCAACAACCCAGAGGAAAATCATTTCAGGCTTCCGTTGTGGCGCTGATGGAGATGTTCAGGCCGTATGTAATGGTGAATTATCTGTTGCGGCAAAAACAACATGGACTTCAATTGTTCCACGGGCAGTATTGCGAATTGGAGGGCAGGGCACTAATGGGGAGTATCATCTTTTTGGTCATATCCGTAATCTGCGTATCTGGCATAAAGAATTAACTGATGCGCAAATGGGGGAGAGTATTAAATGAAAGATTTAACACTCAAATTTGCAGACAGGGCCGACTTTTCGGCCTTTATGGAGAGTATTGGCTATTATGATGACGAGTCGATGCAGGATGATATTCTTATTGACGTGATAGGTAACGTGTACAAAGAAACCGGAGAACTGACTGAAGATGGCGAACCGGTATGTGTTAAGGAAGACGGATATTTTGTAAACGTGCGCATCATTAATGATGTAAAAAAATCGTCAATATTCGATAAATACGCGGTTGTTGTTGAGCATCAACTTCGTGGCTGGATGTGAGGGAGACAAATGGCTACATCGACAGTAATTCCAGGAGATATCACCACGCTAAAGGGAGATGTCAGTAAAACTAAGGAAGATATTTCCTCAATTAACGGAAAAGTATCAACGCTTCAGACTGATATGACCAGTGCAAAGCAGGATATCAGCACCAGATACACAAAAACTGAAGTTGATAATAAGCTGAAAAACAAACTGGAAGTGAACGATCTGGAAAGCGGTCGTTATGGTGGAGATTTTTACCCGTTGACTGGCCGTGAAGCGTTTTATATGTGGGGATTGGGCACGACTACAGCGGCGGCAAACCTTTATCTTAATCCTGACCCTGCAATTTCGTCTGTACTGCGGTCAACATCGTCTATTCGCTATAAACATTCAGTAGAGACGATAGATTCAGAGCACGCCGATCTCATTTTCAGGATGCGCCCTGTGTGGTACAGGTCGCAATGCGAAAATGACAGGCGTGACTGGGGATTCTACGGATTGATTGCCGAGGAAGTAGGAGAAATTGCCCCTCAGTTTGTACACTGGCGACCAGCTAACGAAGATGATGCTCCTGAAGCTATTTCCAGCAATGGCCTTGTTGCCGAAGGTGTAATGTACGAACGTCTGGTTGTTCCACTGATTCACCATATCCAGAAGCTGACTGAAAGAGTTGATGAACTTGAGTCAGAATTAAAGTTGTTATCCGTTTCCCGAAGCGATATCGGATAAAGGAGGAGTAATGGATATAACACCTTTCCTTCATGCGCTTTGTGCTGTGGCTGCGCAGCTACTGATTGGTCTTTTTACCGGGAACTGGGCTTACGGGGCGATAGCCGGTTGTACGTTCTTCATTGCGCGTGAACACACCCAGGCAGAATATCGCTGGATCGAAATGTTCGGGCATGGCAAGCGAATGAATATGCCGTGG